ATAGCAAAAATGCCAGGTCCTATGTACATAGCGCCATAGTCAGGGCTGGATTGATTTGTGTTTTCAAAAAGTATTCCCGCTTTGTCATTAACTACTGCGTTTGAATAACTTCCGCTGGCGTATAACCTAGTAGTAAGTAGGTCAATAACGCCTCTGAGGCGCTCCCCTCGTATATGCCCTTTACGGTCAGCAATCATTTTGATTATTTCGGTTGCTTGCTGCATGGAGGCAATCTCAGCAAACAAGCTGCGGTCATCATTACCTAGCTCTACTTTTTTATTTTCACCAGTTACAGGATTGTATTCCCGTTTTTGCACTCGGGAAATAATATTTATATCTAATCGTTTATGGTACACAGTAACTGTATCACCTAGCTGTACATCTTCAAGCGCCTTGTAGTGTTGGTATTGTACACTGGTTTTTACAGCTGCTAAATCTACAGATAGGCGTATTCTTGGCGTATCTACTGTCGCTAAATATTCCAGCCCCTTGCTAAGCAGGTCTTCAGCCAAATCATCATCAGGAAAGGTAACTAAGCCTTCTTTTATATTCGCGTAAAGCCCAATATTCGGGCTGTCTATATAGTCTTTCCCATCATTTATGCTTTCAATGTTAGCGCCTTGATAACCTAGTATATGTAATCTAGTTATTGTTCCGTCAAGGCTTTCCTGCAGCCTTACGCCTTTTATATTCTTCCCATGGCGCAGCTGTACACCTCTATCTTGCCCCATCTGCTTGCGGATATTAATTACCCAGTTATCAGGTTGCAACTCTCCGCCCCATAGGTGCAGTATCTGCTCTTTTATAGCCCACATTACATCTTTTTGCAGAATATCTAGGTAATCTAGCAGTATATCAGTATCTATAATGCCGTCACTAAACGGAGTACCCTCTAAAACCTGCTGCAACGCTGTCCTTTGGTTAATGCCTCCGGGCGTAGTTTCGCTTGTTTCAATGTTTACAATCTGCTTATCGCGCAAGTCATACATAAGATGCAGCGCATGTATTTCAAGGCGTTCACCATCTCTATTGCTATTTTTACCCAGTTCATCAATTCGGTATAGCTGCCCGTCAGCTTCAACAAGCATATCAAGCGCTAATCTGTTTTCTTTGCCCACCGGATATTCAAATGTAAGCGCCCAATCCCCGTTTATTGTTTGGCTTACAAGCGGGTCAATAGCAAAAGGCAAATTACACAGCGCAGCATTGCCGGCTGTAAACTGTGCCTCTGTAAGATTTGCCGGATATAATCTAAGTTCCATGTCTATCCCCTCTCAATCACAAGCAGGCGTGCAGTCAGGCTAAATCCTGTACCTGAAACGGCAATACCGCCATTTATAAGTGCAGGAAAATCTCCGCTATACTTAACAGGCGTACGAACTCCGGAAACAATCTTGTATACTTCCTGCGCTTCACAGTCTATATACAGCGTGGTACTTCCGGAACCTTCAGTAATCGTCATTCCGCCTATATTAAGCGTGCTCCAATATCCCGTTAGCCGCATATAAAGGGCAGGGGGGATAGGGCTATTTATTGTGCCTACAGTCAAACTGAAGTCTGTTGTCTTACCAACAGCTTCCACTGTTTTTACGCTTTCGCTTATCTGCTCAGGTATAGGCAGTGTAAAGCTAGGGATAAATCCGCCTGTTACTAGCGCTTTATGTCTGCAGGGTGGGTCGCATATAAACTCTATTTCAAGTTGCCCATTGCGCCTTGTAAGCATAGAAAAGTCAGTATCTCCCTCAACACTACCCATAAAGTAATGTTCAGGGTCATGCCATACGGTCATTATTCTTGCAGTCATTATCCAGCTGGCAATGTTATGCAGCTTTCTTACTACTTCGCCTTTATCAGCGCCACTTGCGGCAAACCGCAGGGTATAGCCTATTGCAGGCATCTCAAAATCACTGGCAATACTGCCTATTTTCCCTGGTATATATTCTCTTTGTCTTGTCCTTGAGGGTATTATAAAAGGCTCCGCTGCTATCAGCCGAAGCCCTTTATCTAAACTGCTTACCCCGTTAAAGCTTATATATGGTTGCATTCCTACCTCCCTGCCGCCAGTACCTTTTTGTAGAAGGCATCAGCCAGCCGGTCTATATCGGCGTCTTCACGCACAGTCAGTCCGTTCATGTTAATAGTAATCCCGCCTAGGTTAGTTGCGCTTGGGAATTTAAGCGTAGTCAGCTGCTCATACACCGTGCTTTGCAGCGCTTCATTCAGTCTGTTAATGGTGCGTATTATGGGTGCGCTTTTACCTGCTATCCCTTCTGTTAAGTATTCTGCAAGCTTAGCTCCTGCGTCTTTCCATGCATCGCCATATGAAGCAATCAGGTCTGTCATCGCCTGCAGGTTGTTGCTCATTACCATGCGCAGCGCCTCTTGGCGTATATTCTCCTCACTCATAAGGCTTGCGTAGCGTTCTTGGATAGCCTTTTTCTGCGCCTGTAAGGAGTCCTTTTCTGCCTCTCTAGCCAGCTGCTTCTGCCTTAACTCCTCATCAGCCTGCATTTTTTCTATTTCTTCGGTCAGTTCACGCCTTTTCCTTGCAGATTTAGTTACAGAAAGTAGTCGCTGTTTTTCTCTCAATTGGCGCTGGAAATCATCCACTCTTGCAGCTTCATTCTCAGCCTTTGTAAGCTCATCTAGCGCGGAGATTCTATCATCAATCGCTTTTACCTGAGCATCTCGCTCAATAGTCATACGCTTTTTAAGCGCCGCTGTAAGCACGCCGTAAGCTTCCTGTATGCTGCTTTTTTCTTTAGCAAGGTTCTCATCCCGCATTTGGTTGCGTACGGAATACAGTCTTTCCTCAATTGCCATCAGGTTTTCACTGCTAAGCTCGTGCGTTTTCTTAATGCGTTCAAGGTTTGCAATCTCCTGCTCAAGCGTCAACTCTCCCATATTCTTCTTATGGTCAAGCAGCGCCATATCCCAGTTAAAGCTTTCATCTATACTTCGCTGTGTAGCGTCATGCAGCTTTTCTTTATATTCGCGCTGCTCTTCAAGCGTCATAGTGCTATATAGATTAACCATGTTTTCAAGGAAAGCTTTTTCCTGCTCAGCCGTCATGCGGTTTATAGCCTTCATATGGTCTATATAGTCATAGTTATCTTGTATAGCCTTTTCTCTTATTTCATTGCGCTTTTCATATATCCTTTCGTCTATATCCCTGCGTTCATCTATGTCCTGCGCAAGCCAGCGAATACTTTCTAATTTTCTTAACTCAGCCTCAAGCGATAGTCTTCCCATCTTAACATCATGCACCAGCGCATCAAGCGCAAGCTTGAAAGGGCTAGTGGTAGGTTGGCTTACAGACCCGCTGCTACCGCCACCGCTATAACCACCGGATATACCTATTTTCTTTAAGCCCATTAGTCTACCAAGGAAACTGCCTGCAAGCGCATTCCACACGCTAGCCAAAGCATTTATAGCCCTGATAGCAGGGCTTACATTAATGTTAAGTGATGGTGTAGAAGCCGCTATTGTTGAAATTCTGGCAATCAAATTACCAGCAGTTGTAGCATCAACACCGATTTTCTGAAGTTCAGCTTGTATTCGTTGTAGAGCAATAGCTGCGATTTGGCTCATCTCTACTGCGCTATCACCAGTATATCTTAATATTTCAGCAGCTTCTCTTTGAGCAAAAGCCCACTCTTCAGCACTAGCTTTACCTGCTAACTGCGCATCTGCTATTCTTTGCACTTCAGCTACACGGTTAGCTAGATTAATCTTTTTGCTAAGTTCAGTATTAAGTTGTTTTGCTTCCTTTTCAGCCTTATCAAGCGCACCCTGTAAGCGTTTAGACGCATCTTCGGCAGATTCAAGCCCTGCTTCAAATCTGCTCATGTCAATCTCATCTGTAGTCACTTTTACCGGAATTTCAAATCCCTTTTGAGCCACTTGTTCCGCATAAGCCTCAGCTTCCTTTAGTTTAGCAATTAGCGCCTCTAACTTTGCTGCTTGTGCGCTTTCGCCTTGTCCGGAGTTGTGTAGATTAAGCAATGCTCCCTCAAGGAGTTGTATTTGCATAATCATTGCTTCATATGCGGTTTGGGAGTCATACTGTAGAGATTGTATCTCTGCTTTGTGGTTTATAATGGATTCATCTGCCGCCTGCATTGTTTCAGGTATAGCAACACCATATTGCTCAAGGTTATCTTTAGCAGCGCTTAATAGTTCTTCACTTACAATCGCTACATCCGTCATGGATTGCTTTATAAGCTCCAATGCTTCAATTATGCTTGTTTCCTTGCTTATATCTTCCCCAGTGGTTCTGATTTGCTTTTCAAGCTCTTCATTTGCTTTGATTATGTCATCATAAGCTTTTTGAGCTTCCGCTGCATCATCACTTATTAGTTCACCTATACGGGTGCTTCTAATTGTTTCCTGAAGCTTTACTGTTGCCTCCTCAACAGCGTTTATCTGAGGGGTTACAGCTGCGAACGCAGGCGCTAGCGCTGCCATAATCGCCTCAAAGTACCGCATATCCCCGCCCATTGCTTGGGAGGTTTTAGCTGCGTAGTCTTCAAGCTGTTCATAGTATTTTTGTATAGCAGGTATTTCTGCATCGCTAATCTGCCCGCC